TTTCCAGCCAGCAGAAACTCTTGCCCGTTTTGTGTGAAGTTGATAGGTGCGTCGAGGGCTTGGATGTAAGCGCCTACGGGGACGCCACCGCCCCCCAAAATAGAAGAAATATTCGGCATTTAAATCATCTCCAAAGATGTTGTTGCAGCCGTGTACTTGAACGTCCACGTCCGAATCTGTGTGTCAAAAGCGATAACCCCTGTGATGGCTTGCCCGTTGGTTCCGTACAGCGTCTTGGTCCCGATGTCCAAAGTGTTGTCAGCCCGGCCATTCTTGAGAATCAACCCGAACTCACCACCGTCCGCAATGGCGGGATCCAGCGTGGCTGCAGTTGCTGCGGCGTTGTTCAGCGAATACATTGCGCCGGCATAGACCGTGGCTGTGGTGCCAGCAACAGGAATGACCACTGCACTGGTATCTATGGGGCCCCAGTTCGCCGGGTCAGCGCTCGGGTCGATGGTGCGTGAGCCCGCCGTCTTGCAGACATACAACCGCTGGTTCGCCGGGGCAATCACCCGCTGATTGAGGGCATAGACACCCGACACCCATACCGTGGCACCGGCACTGGCAGCGGCAGCCTGGGCGTTGGCCTGCGCAGAGACAGCGCTGGCTGCAGAGTCTCCAGCACTGGCCAATGCCTCTCCCGCCTTGGTGGTAGCCACGGTGGCATTAGCACCAACTTCCCCTTGAATTGCATTGAGTTGGGTTGTAAAAGTTCCAGCCATGTGCTGCGCCCAGGCGTAGGCATCTGCATTAAAGCTGACTGATCCCAATGGCGGGAAAGTGGGGGTTACTGATAAGGTAGTCATTTAAATCATGGGTTTGGTGTTGATTGACAAGTTGGCCACTCCAGGCATGGGGAACGAGAGCACAGCGTTAACTAGCCCAAATACATTGAGACCTTCGTAACCTTCCGATGCGGAAGCCACAATGGTCAGAGGAACGTCTAGCATTTGCTGAATGCTTTGCAGCGCATAGTTAGCGTCTGCAATGTCAAGCACCGCAGACGCCCGCATGCCTGTAGCGGCATTGCCGCGCTTGATAGAAACTTTTCCAGTGACAGAGTCTGTCTTGATGCGGCTGGTGCTCGTGGGCTCCACGCTGGCCCCATATTGCGTTCCACCCCACTGACCAACCAGCGTGCGGTATTGACCCACATTGAACATGCCGATGCCGACTGTGCTGGGTCCGGTGATGGTGAGCGTGACTTCCGCAGTGGGGTGAAGAGTGAGTCCTGTTTCGAGCAGTTTTGTCTTCTGCAACTTGGGGCCAAACAAATACTCATACAGGCCCAACGACTCTTCGTACAGGCTGACAGTGCGGGTGTCCAGCACCGCCCCTCCCGGCCCATTCTTGATAACAATGGAAGCCTGGCTACCAACGAGGCCATAAGCACTAATTCCATCAAAAAACCCTATGTTCAGCACATAGTTCAATGGGCTTGCCGACGATGCACCAGTGCTCACGTATGTGTCGAACGGTGCAAACTTGGCTGTGGGGTCTTCGTCTTCCCAGAAGAGCGGGTCGTTTTCCGGGAGTGCTGTGCGCCCGGTATGCGGCTGGATGCATTTGAACTTGCGGTGCACCGTCGTGCGAATGCGCCGGTCATCCAGCACATAGGTCCCAGCAGACACCCACACTGTTTCTCCGGCTGCAGGCTCCACCATGCTGGTGCTGACAATCATTGCCGGCGTAATCTCCAGAGGGATCAGGATGTTCATACATCGATCTCCACAAGCATCGGGGCGTCGCCTATGCCATTGGTCGCGTCAGCCGTGCGCTTGGAGTCATTGGCAATCGTCATGAGCAACTGGCGGATGCTGGCCAGCTCAGTGGCCAATTCAGCGTTAGAGCTTCCACCACCGCTCAAAATCTGCTGCGTCTGTTGTGCATTGAAAATCCGCGATGGACCTGTGGCCTCCAGTTCGGGCCCGTCTTCGCCTACGATGCGTATACCGCCACCAAAATTACCACCAGACCGGAATCCGGGGAACATGGTTTTAATGGCATCGAGTTGCGCGGGCGTTGGGCTTGATGCCCGCAGAAGCGCAGCCTCTGCCCACTGCTCTGCTTTGCCCAGCTCACTGAGCGGAATGTTTTTGTTGTCCACGCCTGCAGCCGATACGCTGAAGGTGTTATCACCGTTGTAGTCCCAAGCCAGGCCAAAGGGGGCGGGCTTGATTCCCAGAGTGCTGGCTACGCTTGCATACGCTGAGGCCACTTTGGCCATTTCTGCAAACTCCCAATCGTGGCCCATTTCGCGCTGCTTTGCATAGGGTGCAGTGCTGGGGATGCGCTTGCCAGAGGCATCGAAGTTAGCAATATTTTGGAAGCCGTCAAAGTCGCCATAAAGCTCTGCCAGCATCAATATTGCACCAGGAACTCCAAACCCCCACATGCCAAGGCTTGCACCGCCAGCAGCAGTACCACCCACTGCAGCGCCTGTACCTGCCGTAGTGGCACCGCCAGCACCAAGGGGCGCGAGTGGGGTGGCAACGATAGACCCGCCTCCAGTGACTGCTGACGTCGTCACACCAGTACCAGCGCTTGCACCGATGCCTAACGATCCGGTCAGTCCCGTTCCTGTGAATCCTGCTGAATTAACACCCAGCGCAGAACCGGCATAACCCAGTAAACCAGATCCTGCCTCTGTACCAGTAGCCAATGAACCCACAGCGCTACCAACCAGTGATCCGCTGCCACTACCTGCGGCTCCCGAAGCCGATCCGGTAACATTGCCTGCGGTAGATCCTGCCGCCGATCCGCCTGCACTGCCTGCATAGCTTTGCCACAGAGACTGCAACCCTGTCTTCGCTGCGTTGAGGCCGTCGCTGATGACGCTAGACAGCGCGTTCTTGATAGCCCCATCAATTACCGTCTTGACGATGTAGTCGCGGAAGGTGAGCCAGATGTCTTTACCATTGGTCACCGCGTCCACCAGGGCGCTGGACAGGCCTTTACTGATGCTGTCGTTGTAGCGCTGCCAGGCTTTGGTCTCTTCGTCAATTTGCTTTGCAGCAGCCCCTTCGGCAATCAGGCCAGCGCGTTCACGCAGCAAGCGGGCTTGCTCTTTGAGCTCCTTGGACATGTCCGAGGCCTTGGCAGTAGCGTCAATTTCTGCAGCCTGGTCATCGAGTCGTTTGATGGTGAGATCAATTAGTGCATCTTTTGTCAGGCCAATTTGCTCGTTTTGAATTTTGAGCTTGTCGTTTTCAGCCTGCATGGCATCCGTACGCTTGAGAATGGCGTTTTGAATGTCTTCAGTGTCTTTGGCAATATCGTCCTGCAGCTTCTTTTCATCCTTTTGCAGTTGAATGTGGCGTTCAATTTTGTCGAGCTGGTCGATGCGGGCAAGGGTCTCTGCAAGCTGCTTGTCTGTGAGCACCACCACGCTATTGGCCAGGTCTTCGTACAGCTTGTTTTCAATCTTCTGGGCATCGGTGAGCTTTCCGGTTTGCTCTAGCTCCAATAAGCCATTGGATATTTTTGAATCGACAGAGCCAATGAGTTTTGCATACTGGTCTTCCTGTTTTTTCAGCTCCGCGTTATGGGCTTTTTGAGCGTCTTCTTGTGCTTTGGTTGCGGCAGCCTCACGCTTTCGCGCGTCCTCCGCCTTGGCAAGTGCCGCGGATACATCAAGCTGCGGCTTGGTAGCCTCTGCAGCCATACCAACGCCCTTGATTTCTTCCATCCGCGCACGTAACTTGCTGCCGAAGGTTTGCTCTCCCCAGGTCTTGTCGAGGTCTTCTCCTAGCGCATTGATGGACGCCTTCATAGTGGTCCAGTCGCCCGACGAAGCGATAGCCGCAATTCCACCAACAATCTTTCCTGCGCTCATCGCGACAGCCCCAAGCCCACTGAAGGCGTCCATCACATACGTGAGCCCAATGATGGAGTTACGCGTCCAGGACTCAAAGGTGCCGTCAGACGCCATGGTCTTGATCTGGTCTTTGAAACCACCACTCTGTTTGGTGACCCACAAGAATGCATCAGACGCTTCATAGAGCGCAGGTGTCATGCCAGTGGCCAGGTCTTTCTTCCAACCTTCGCTTTCTTTCCTGATCGCAAGCAAGTTGTCGCCAAAAGCATCAGCCATAGCTGCTTGTACTTTTCGTAACGCCTCTTCTTCATCGGTAAGCTTGGAAAATAGCCCCTCTGACGCTTCGCCCAAGTCCTTCATGAAGGGGAGTAGCTCAGCTCCTGACTTCCCAAATAGCGCCTGTGCAGCCGCACTTTTATCGGCTCCGTCTGCAAACTTATTGAAACTTGCGGCCAGGGTGAGCATCTGGTCTTCAGGCTTCATTTGACGAATAGCGTCAAAGTCCAATCCAAGCGCCCTGATGGCAAGTGCTGCACCTTTACTATCATCGGTGCTGGTGACCATATTCTTGCTGAGCTTACCCATAGCCCCTGTGATGGAGTCCATGGACGTCTCTGTATAAGCCCCCTGCTTACGGAACTCTCCCAGCGCAGCCTCACTTGCTCCAGTTTTTGATGCTAAGTCTTTGAGGGCACCAGTAGCATCAATGCTGCCTTTGATCATTCCCGCGAAAGCGCCAACTGAGGCTACGCCAACAAAGGCTGCGAATGCGCCTTTGGCATAGCCCACGGCGGTATCAATGTCCGCCATAGTGCTGGAGAATGCGCCCTTGGTTTCAGCCAGGTCGGACTTGATCTTGTCCACACCGGCTAAAACCAGTTGCATTTCCAGATTGGCTATATTCATTTCTTGGGCCTTGTTTTCATGAGGGTCTGCAGGGCGTTTTGCACTTGGCGGCTTATGTCTCTTCGGGTCTCAGGTGTCGGCTCAGGGCACCACGGCGGCGGGCAGTCGGTGTGTTGGCTCTGGTTGGTCTGGTCGATATGTGCGATGGACAGGCTGCGCAACGTGGTTGCCTCCCATGCGCTGAGCGAATTTCCGGTGTTGTGTTGCCACGCCGAAAGCTCGCTGTGCGACAGTGGTGCACTTCCGCCACCCACAGGCAACGAAGGCCCTGCGCTGTAAAGGAAGTCCACCAGGTAGGCAAACGGCGGCTGCTGCGGGAACTGCGGCGCGCCACCGTCGTCCTTGATGCTTTGCATCCGGGACGGCTTGTGGTCCTTGCCGGAGATTTGCGGTGCGTGCAGCCATGCCAAGTGCCTTACGTAGAGGTCGAGCTTGACGACTGCGTTGGCAAAAAATTGGCACGCTTAGCCAGAAACTGGTCGGCCGAGTCAGTGATGTAGCTGAGCTTGGGGTTGCTATACAGCGCCAGAAAAGCAGCTCGGCCAGTCAAAGAGCCGTAGCCGAAGTAGTTGAAACTCACCGTGCAATCTGCAAGGAACTCTGCCCGTTCACTAAGCTTTTCTTCTAGCGAAGGTCGGCCCGTGCCTTTTTCTTGCACGCGCTCCATAGCGCGCATAGCCGAGCGCTCTTCCGCCAGGTGGCGGCATTGCTGTTGCTGCTTGGTGCCGGGGCCGTAAAGCGTAATGCTGAGTTCGTTGCCATCAGCATCTTTCTGTACTTCGCCCAACACATTGCACACGGGCATGGTGGCGGTATCGGCTAGCTCAAGGGTTGTAATGTCTAACATGCATCACCCCTGGAGTTAAGCTGCCAACACTTCAACAATGCCAACGCCAGCGCTGGATGTTTGAAGTTCAAGTTTGCAGCGGGCGCTGATGACTGAGCCCGAGCTGCCGGTAGCAACCTTGAACGACATGGCTTGTGCACGGAAGTAGTACACGTCGCCCGTGGGGTGCGCGATTTTGAAGCTGTAGTCGCTGTCGCTGAGCGATGCAGTTTTCAGAAGCACAGTTCCAGCATCATCGGTATTTAGGCCCAACTGGAGGTCAATGGAGCCTTCGTTGAACCCACCTTTCTTTTTTACCGTACCGCGGCTGCCCAGAGGCTTGTGGGTAATGAGTTCAAACTCACGGCCAAAGTCGGGAATATTGGTGATTTCACCGATGTTCAAAAAGGTAAGAGCTGCATACCCGACAGAATCAAATGTGGCGGGGGCACCGGCAACGATGCCAATGGTGGTACCGGCGGCGGTAGAGACGGAAGTTTGTGCGGCCATGATTAAGGTCCTAAAAGTGAATTAGTTGGAAACGTTGGGAGCGCCTTGCGGCGTGGTGTAGACGACATCAAAGAACTGGCGACCTACAGCGATGGGGCGTTCGCCCACATAGTTGAGGTCCGCCTTGAAGCCTTGTGGGGTGATACTTTTCACACCTGCTATGGCTGAATTTGCAAGCGCGGATTCCACTTCGGCCAGCAGTTGGTCACGTGCGCGTGCATAGTTCGCAAGCTGTTGGACCTCAGCGGTGACGATGATGTGCAAGGTGCGCTGCACCAGTCTCTTGGATTGCGCCAATGGGTTGAAGAAGCTATCGTCAACCTGCTGACCTTCGGAGTCGTCTTCCACCGTAAGAGCGGGAAATGCAGTGCGGACATCCCAAGGGGTGTCGTACACACGTGAACCTGCTGTGGTTCCGGCAGCAGCCAGCAACGCAACAATGGCTTCACGAATAACGTGGCGCTGGTGGTTCATTGAAGCTCCAGCAGCAACTCAGTCCAGCCATGGGAGTCTGGTTGGATGTTGCGCACGCGATAAGTAGCACCATCCACCACCAGAAAACTTGCGTTTGTAGCTGCAGCCAGGCTGGTGCTTGATGCACCAAACTTTGGCTGGCTGGATGCCATACCGTCGAAGGCCTGCATGTACTCCCGGTCAAACTGGCCGGGAGTGTCTACACCGTCAAGCTGCGCAACCACATTGGATAAGTGCTTTTCTACAGCACCTACCAAACGGGATTCAAGCTGAGCAAAACGGGTAGTCATGGCATGCCAAAGTGCGCAGAGTTAGGCGGCGACAGCGGTGTAGCAGCCCAGCTTCATCGATACGGTGGACGACGGATTCGCTGCATCGCTAACGGCTATGCCTACGCATTGCTGCGCAGCTGCTGTCTTGTTGACACACTTGTTCACGGAGTCCCAATACAGGCGGTCACCCGTAGTGATGACTAGCGCGCTGGTCTTGGCAATATCGACTACGCCTTCTGTGATGAATTCACCGGGGGTGCTGATGGCTACATCGCCGGTAGCTACGCCAAACAGGCTAGTGCCGAACAAGTAGCCAACGCCGGAGGCCACGGCTGCGCCGGGGGTGAGTGTGAGGATGTCGCCCTCTTTGACAAAGTTTTTCATGATTTCGATTCCTGGAGTAGATGGATTTGGGGTTGAACTCCAGAGGCCATGAAGGCCCCTGGTGATTGCTCAATGGGTCGCGTTAAGCGCCTGCCGACTTGTAGAGGCCGCGATAGTCGATAGCTTTAGCTGCAAAGTCGAGGCGGCACTTGTAGGAGATTCCATCGGTCTCGAAACCGACTTCGCTCTCAATAACCGGGCCTTCAGCGCCGTCGAGGTAGCAGTACTCCACGGTGTCTACCTGCGAGCTCTCGGCAGCCAGATACCAGGCAGTGGCACTGTTGGCATCAAGCACGGGCTCCACAACTGGTGTGAGCGCTGTGCGGCCACCAGTGCGGAACTCGTTGACGTTGCTCTGCTGCGCCGGCACATAGTTGGAGCTGGTGAGCTGGTAAGCGGTTTGCTCCAGCGCTGCCGGCACAATCATGTAAGTGGGGGCCAGGTTCAACTCTTCGTTTGCCATGCCCTTTTGCAGACGCATTGCGGTGCGGGCAGTAGTCAAGCTGGAGAGCTGCAATGCACTAGGTGCGCCGGATCCAAGGTTGGCATGCGTAGCATGGAACAGCGCTACGGTATCGCTCAGCGCTGCATTGGCAGTGAGCTGGCTGTACACAGTGCGGTTTTCCAGGCGGCGTGCGGCAAAGCCGAATGCCGACACCAGGCGTTCAAAGCCGCGCAGGTCATCGTTGACGATGGCTTGGCGTGTGAGGCTGACAATACGGCCATAGGTAAGCACAGCGTAGGCTTCAGCTCCGTCAGTGAGTTTGCCGTACTTGAACTCGCCATGTTCATTGGTTTGCAGCAAGTCTGGAGCCCCAGAGAGTTGCACCACCGACATATTTTTGAAGTCAGGCGCATTGGGCGCGCGGCGAGCCCACATAGCGTAGGTTCCTGCATTTTCTTCATACGCAGAGCGCAGGCGTTTGTTGGCGACGTTGGCAAACAGACTGGAAAAGTCACTTGTACCCATCATTCCGCCAGCGCGGAACTGCAGCATGCGTGTGGCAAGTTCAAGGCGATCGATGCCACGGGTTTGAACGCCATGCGCTTCCAGGAAGTCACGGCCAATTTCCAGCAGGCTCATTCCACGGTACTGGCGGCCGTTTTCGTCGAGCACAGTTTTGGGAGCAACGCGGTGCAGGATGGCTTGCTCAATTCCTGCCAGGCGCACTTGCATTTCGTCTTGCACTGTCTCAATTCGGCCAGTATTACGATGGCCACCAGAAGCAGCGTCACGTACGGCCAATTCGGTAAGTACAGCAGCGCGGGCTTGGTCCAACGATTGGCCGGAGCGAATCATGCCGGATGCAAGTTGCGCAACGCCATGGCGTTGGCACAGTTCCGTAATATCAGCAGCTAGCGTGACAGCTTCGGTGGCGCGGGTTGCGTCAGTCGTAGCGGTTGCAGCAGCGGCAGGCGCTGTTGCGGGTGTTGGCGTTGCGGTTGCGCCGCCGTTTTCGTTGCCTTGTGGCATAGAGGTCTCCTGGGATGATTGGGCGGCTGCCCGGGTTGCTTCGGCGGGTGCCTCGGCGGTGATAGGTGCATTGCGGACTTCAATGGCGCACGGATAGGAGCGAAGCTCTTGTCCCTGTGCGTTTTGGAGTTTTCCGCCAACGCTGCGGACTTGGCTGTCCATGTCTGCGGGGATGGGTACAAGGCTGACTTCCTGCGGTGTCCACCGCGTAACCAGGTAAGTCCAGACTCCCGAGGCTCCGTCAAATGACATGACCATGGCGTCGCGCACATAGCCCACAGACACATTGCGGATCACGCGATCCAGCAGGTCCATGACAATGCCTTTGACGCTGTCGCGACGACTGAGCTGCGCCTGAACTGTGCCTTCGCCGTTGGATATTGCAGGGCTGTCAACGACGCCGATCTGGTCTTCCAGCTTCCAAGCGCTGTGTGTATTGAGTAAAGGTGCCCCGCGCTGTAAGCGCTCCAGGTTGATTGCCTCAGGGCTTACGTCAAGCTGCTCGTAGTAATACCGGTCGTTGGTCCAGTCGTACCGACGAACTGGAGCCCCTGTAGTGAATACCATTTCGAACCGTGCAGCGGGCTCCGTAGTGGAGTCGCTGGAGGCGCGAGTGACGTTACGGACCTCCATTTGCACATCGACCAATGGCATGTCGATGCGTCTTGTTTCATTGGCGTTTGATGTAGGCATGGCGCGTATGGTCTGCGCCTTGCTGTCTCATTTCCAGGAAAACTGAGACGATTTAAATGATGCCAAACAACAGTAGGGTTTCTTCTTCGTCAACAGGTATGGAAGGCAGCCAGTTGGGTTTTGCACGCACTGTGCGACGCTTGGGTCCACCGCCACCATATTCTTCGAATTTGCGTACTTCTTCAGCTACAAATGCAAGCAGGCCTTGCACAGCCACCAGCGCAGCACTAAACCCAAGACCCTGAACTGCCAGCGCAAGGGGATTGATCATTGCCGCGTTACCGTGGTGACGCCTGAAACAGATTGCAGGTTTTGCGTTACAGAACCTGCATTTCTTGAAACAGAACTGACATTAAGCGGAGCAGTCAGGCCGTGAAGCGCTGCAAGTTCTTCGACCAGCGTTCCAACGTCACCGATAGCTGCACTTGGGGCGCTGTTGGTAGTGATCGTCACTGAGCCTCCAGCATCTGCAATAGCCTGATCAAGACCTCCGGCAAGACGCTGGGTTTGACTGACTGTGAGAGGAGATCCTACCTTCAAACCATGCAGCAAATAGATGCTGTACAACATGGCTGCCTGTTGAGAACTCAGGACATAGGATCCTGCAATATTGACGGTGGGAGCAAAGAACTGCGTTGCATTGGTTAGAAGCCCCGGCAAGATGGTGACAGGACCCGTCGCAACGGCTGGCGCAAACACATTGGATCCGTTGGACAGCAATCCAGGGGACAGCGTTGCAACACTGTCGACCACTGGATTGAAGAACCCATTGGTGTTATCCAGCCGGGCTGGGGTCAGTGTTACGGAGCCCAGGGTGACGGTAGCAACAAAGAACTGGTTGGTATTGGTAACCAGTGTCGGCTGTAGGGTCTGGGCCCCACCGCTGGCATTTGCAACCGTAGGCGCAAAGTACGCATTGCTGTTGGTCAGCAAAGGCGGCGTCAGAGCAACCGGACCTGTGGTGACTACCGAACCATAGAACGATTGCGCGTTGCTGAAAAGTCCAGGTGTCAGCGTCTGCGCGCCACCAGCTGCATTGGCTACAGTTGGTGAATAGAAGGTCTGCGCATTGGTCAGAAGTGACGGTGCCAGAGTGACTGGGCCAACGGTCAATGTGGCCAAAAAGAAAGTCTGGCTATTGGAATACAGGCCTGGTGTGAGTGTTACCGGTCCCGGAGTTACGGTGGATGCAAAGAATGAGCTGCTGTTAGTGAATAGCCCTGGAATGAGGCTTATGGCACCTGGGGCAACGGTGGGCGCGAATACCGAGCTGGCGCTATTGAGTAGTCCGGGTGTCAGCGTCTGGGTGCTACCGATTGGCTGGCTGACCGTAGATGCAAAGAAGGTCTGCGCATTGGTGAATAGGCCAGGCGTGAGGGTCTGGGAAGCAGGTCCGGTTGACGCTGCAACGAAGTCGTCCCACAGCAGGACACTCGCCTGCGGCTGATCCCAAACGTCTGATCCGCCTCTGGCTATACGCGGCAGGTCGGCCTGTGGGAACATTACGGCCATGGCTTATCCGTGGATGATCTTGCCTTGACCCTTGATAGTTCCTGTGGCAGTTGCAGATGAAAGCAACATTCCGAAAAGACATGAGTCGTTAGGGATTTCAGGAAACCCAAGCTGTGCCCAATCGAACACTTCCAGCTTATTGGCGATGGGGACGGACATGGATGCACGTTGACGGCATGCCGTTACGCCGAAACTGCCAGCAGTCCCGGTGCTTGCCGAGTTGGTTATGGTGTTCACAGCCTTAATGAATCGACCATTGACTGCCGGAACCAACTGCCTGCACTGGCTGGCTGCGATAGCTGTGCCGCCGATCGCAATGACGGCGAGGTTTCCGGTGCTGTTGTCGTCGTAAGTGACAGCTACAGTAGCATTTGATGCCGTTGCGCCAGTCGCTGTGTACCACTCCAGGAACCACATCACATCCGAGTAGTTCGCATCACCAAGCCGCGCAGCAGGCACAGGTCCACCGGCATTGATGGTGGACAGGTCGATGCCCACTGTCTGCGCAGTCAGCAACGTGCCATTCAGCCCGCCCATATGGGCAAGACGGTCATGGACTTCCAAATTGGTATTTGCGGTAGCGCACAGCAAGGTGTGATACCCCAGATAACTGGTGGCGGGGCCAGTCTGGTTGTCAAACCCGATAGCTCCGGTCAGCGCCTTGGTGCAGTAGGCTGCGGCAGCTGGGATTGCTCCCTGTGCAGGGACACCCGTGCCGCGCCACAATGAGCAGTACTGCCCAACGACCTGCGAGGCAATAGATGCCTTGTCCCACATGATCCGGTTATTGTTGTTGCCCAGTCCATCGATCAGGGAATCTCGGGTGCTAATCGTCATGGCGCAGCCTCCAGATAGGTTGCATCAAATCCACCATGCTCACCAAGTATGTAGGCAGTGCTTGCGTCTTCGCTCACAACGATTTCTGTTATGACATAGGCAAAAGGAAACGACTCTGTAAAGGGAGGTTTGACGATAACGGTGTCACCAACTTTCAACATGGCTTACAGCTGGAAGATGCCCGAAGCATTCCAGGCCGTATTGATCGCTCCACCATTGGGAGTAACAGGCAATCCAGTTACTCCGGTATCGATGTAACCTACGAGACGCCATGTGGTATTTGCGCCAGCGTTCTTCACATACAGAACAATCGCTTCAGCGCTTGCACCGGTAACTGCAGGGTGGGAAATGTCGGCACCGTCAAACAGTCCATTGGTGAAAGTCTTGGTTATGATTTCCTGATCCGTACCAACGATTCCCGTCAGGTCTGAATAGAACTGATGCGCGGCGTTGTACGTGTAGGTTCCAGTGTCCACCAGTGCGGCGTAGACACCTGTAGCTCCTGTACCGTCCAGAGCAGCATTTGCGGTTGACTGAAGGCGTGCTTCTTTCCATTTTGGGTAGAGAACGTTGGCCATGGATTACTCCTTATTTTTAAAAAAGACCTATGCATCACGCTCTGTGGTGATGCTGCGGGTGATGTTCTTTAGAGCGTCACGCTCGACTGTTGTTTCGCTCACTCTGGCAGGCAAAGTTGCGCGTACTGATACATCTACGGCCGCTGGTTTCACCTCATTGGTGACGTTTACAGTGGGTTGTGGTGTAGTGATTTCATTGCGTACTTCCACAACTGGGCTGGGCATAGTGGCCTCAATGTTCACTGTAGTTTCCGGCACATGAATGTGGTTTTCCACAGCTCGCTGCTCGGGCATTTCAATATGGTTGTGCACTACAAGCGGAGCAGATTCGGTATTAGATGTACGGTCCGCCTGGCGACTGAAAAGACTGTGAATAAGATCAATGTTGCGCTGATGCCGTCTTTCTTCATCGTCTTTGGCCTGCATCGCGTTCGCCATAATTAGGTCGAGTATTTCCTTATTTGGTTTTTGCGTTGGCAGGCCTGCATTGCGCACCACTGAAATGCTGTCTTCCTGCAATATCTGCTTGGTCTGGAGCATTAGCAGGAACTCAAACGTTCCGTCCTTCTTGAGGCGTTCAAAGTCTGATTTGAGTTCCTGAAAAATGAGGTCCGGCTTGTAGCCACGGCGGCGCAGCTTTTCACTGATGGTGGACAAACCACCTGAAATTTCAGCAAGGTCTGCCTTGACGTCTTGCTCTGGGTTGACATAGTCCCACTTGGGTGTAGCCCAGTCCACTGAATAGTCCGCACGGCGTAGCTTTCCACCCAACACGGCTGCATCTATAAAAGCACGCCAAATAGGAGCGCATAGCCGGGGAATCAGGGTGAGTTCCTGAAATTGCTCAGCATTGCGCCGGAACTCCAACATGGAGACACGGGCGCTACTGAAGTTGACTTCTTTCACATCACCAGTGAGCATTTCATACGTCACTCCCATGCCCGCAGCAATGATGTGCAGATTGTGTTTGACGTATTCCACATACCCGGGCGCAACTTTTGGCTCCACAAGTGTGATGTTGGTACCACTGGGGACTTGCGTGATGGATCCGCTAGCCAGAGTTCCTAACTCGCCAGTCTTCTTAACCTCTTCGGCAGACTGCGTTTCCGACATACTCATAGCCGCAACGTCTCCACTGGCAATCACTGACAGGCGGGTTTCCAGATTCTTGCGTTGCAGCTCAGCGTCTTCGTAAAGCGTGAGGTCGCGCACGCGGGCAATGACCGGAGCCAACCGGCTAAAGCCCCTGCCCTGGCCAGGACGTTCAGGGTTAAACAAGTGAATGATGCGGTCTGCCGGAACTGGGTAACTGGTGGAGCGGCGCTTGAAGATTGCGTATTGCTCGCCGGGGTGTTGATCCCACAACCAATAGTTCACCCGCTTGCCGAGCGGGTCAAATTCAATGCCATTGATGATCGTGTTTGGGCCTACCGCACCATTGCGGGAACTATCAAGCCAGTCAATTTCCAGCAGTTGCACCTGGAGCGGAACTGGCAGACCATCTTCCGGGCGACGGCTGCGCAGACGTACCAGCACTTCTCCGTCCACCTCCATAGCCCTGTAGGCTGCGGCTTCCAGCCCGTAAAAGTCAAGTCGGTCGTCAGCGTCGGCAACGCTGGTCCATTCGTTCCACAATGCATCGATGGCTGCAGCGTTGACTGCCAGGCTACGAGGTTTGATTCCGGTGCTGACTGTGTTTGCAACAAGACTACCAATGCCGCGTGCAATGTACGGACTATTTTGAACCAATGATCGCGCTCGAATACGCAAGGTTCTGGCATCAGCCATATGGTCAGTGTTGGCACTGGCACCAGGGCGGCGCGGTCTCCAACCATCTTTGGTGCTAGCCCCTTCGTAAGCACGCGCCAGAAGTGCGCGGGATCTGAAACGGCGCAGGCCTGCATCGGGGTTGACGATTCCAACAAGGCGATCAATAAGGTTTGCCATGTGTTATTCGCCCCGATGGGTTGCAAAGGTGACGCGGTAGCTGCCACGGCGCACGCTATTGGTGGAGGGTTCTGCCATTGCCATGTCGGACTTGATCATGAGGCGCGCCTTCATGAGTTCATCCATAGAGCGGTACGTGACGCGCTTGCCGTTGACCTCGACCGTGAGCTCACCGGACGCAATGGCGTTATTGATGTTGTCGAGGTCTGTTTGGGTAAAGGCCATGGTGCAGTTCTTGGATCAGAACTGCAGGGTATCGACGGTGTTGTCTCATTTCCAGGAAAACTGAGACGGTTTATTTACAAGTACCTGCCTGCTTGATATGCCGATAGACCGATGCCCGGCTAATCCCCAGCCTGCGCGCGACCTCACTGGCATTGCGCCCATTGAATAACGCAAGCACTTGCACTACCTGCTCTTGGCGCGCGGTGGCTGGTCTACCAGCGATGTAACACTCCTCTCCTTGAAACTCAGAACGCACAGCAGCCTTGATTTTTGGAATAGTGCCCTTGCTATCTTTCACAGACTGTTCAATAGCCGCTGCCAATACCGGGTCTGAAAATATGTATTCAAAGATGCGGTCCACCAGATCCGGTGCGGCCTGGGTCAGTTTTTCGGATTCGTTGCGTGCGAGTATTGTCTTCATTACCAGTCTCTTTGGAAGGGTCGCGGTGCTGGCTTGCTGGGAGCCAGTGCGTTTTGCAACGTTGAATCACTATCTTTTTGATAGCTGCTTGTGCTTGTGTGGTCAGGGATAGGCTCTACTCTTACGCTGAACAAATCAGTATTGGCTGGTTGCACGGACATTTCCAGTGTCGTCCAACGCTTGTCTGTGAAGTTGTGTAAGCCAAGGGCGAATGCGGCATGCAGCGCCATATTGCGGCAATCCAGAACCTCATTGCGTGGTCGGCGCTTAACCCATTTGTATGTCTCTTTGCCGGCCGTCTTTGTCAGAATACGTTGTTCCGCTGTGAGCTGCTCGAACCATTCACGCTGCAGTTCTTTGCTGAAGTGCACATACCCCGGGCCTGGCGCAACCAATGCAAGCTGACCCAACAGCAAGTCCTTAGCGGTGTCCACTCCGATGACCCAAAGCTTGACGCCGTTGGGCCACTTCTGACCGCGCCAGTTGACCTCTTGGGAGCTGCTGGGGCCAAGGATGGGTTTGTGGTCTTCACTACTTCCCTTGATCGCTCGCAAGCATGGCAATGCATGCGTTGTGCGCCGAACCCAGTTGTAGACGGCTTGTGTCTGGTCGCTGGAGTCAATGGTTATTGCGCTGATCCCCATACTTCCGCCATGCCAAACCTGTGTGTAACGGCGCTGCAGGTAGGTGGTGACTTGATCCCAGTCTTCATCACTGGCTGGGTTTCCCTCAATGATGTGATGGTCAATAACCCATGACTCAAGGCCACGACCCCACGCCCATACAGCCAACTCCCACCGGTTACGTTGAACGTCTATTCCACAAGTCAGGATCAGTCCGCCGATAGGAACTGCGCCAAGTGCGTAGGGTTCTGCACGCTCCTGGAGCACATGGCTGTCGCTGCGATCGCCCTGCATTTCCCAGGTCTCGCCCAGCGTCTCGTTCACAAACAATTGCATGGGTCCGACATCGCCCTTGGCAAGCGTAACTAACGCCTCCAAAAACTCTTTGACGATACTGGACCAGCTACGCTGCGGGCTGTACGCAGCCCACACATGCACACCCAAAGAAGTCGGAGGGTTGCAAGGCATGCCGGCCTGGTCGCGCCAGATGCGGTCGGTGCCGTACCGCTTGCCAGTTTTCTGGCACACCCAGGTGCCGTGCATAGGCTGGCCACCGCGCAGGTAGTCGGCTTGCGTCATGACGCCATGGCAGTGTGGGCAAACGTGGTGCACGGTGTCGGGGTCGCCATCGGTCCACTTAAAGCCGTGCGCTTTGTCTTTACCTCCCCACATAAGCGGGTGCTCTACGCCGCAGTGCAGGCAGTCTATGTGGTAGCGCACCAGGCCTTCGGCGTTTTCTTGCGCCCGCTCTACGTGGTCAAGGCCTTTGATACGTGGTGTGGAGCCGCCGACAAACTTGGGGTATGGCGCACCCTCCAACCGGCCCTTAGCCAAGCCGCCCGGATCTCCCGACTTTTCTACCTGTTGATCAAACGCGGACCATTCATCCAGGATCGCCACCGCCACCGTGATACGGCGGTACGCGCGGGCGGCTTTTCCACCCAGAAGGTGCAGCACACAGTCACGGAACTGCTTGAATTTGATGGTGTCTTCAGAACTCTTGCCCAGCTTTCGGGCATTTTTCACGGCATCAACAGCATCGAGCACAGGATCAATCTCACTCTTTACATAGCTGTCACGATCGTCATCTGTTGGTTGCCAAATGGCCTGCTTTCGGCGGCGGTGTGCAATGTTGTAGGCCACGAATGCTGTCACCATCTTGGTGTAGCCCACGCGCTTGGACTTCATGACATTCAACTCTTCAATACGGTCGTCGCTCATGAAATCCAGAATGCCAATCTGGAAAGCCCATGCTTCCCATGCTCCCTTTTGGTGGGAGCTCTCGCCGGCCATCTTGAAATGGTCACGCGCCCAGTCCGCCAGGCGCTGGGGAACTTCGGCGCGCAGGCTGTCCATGCCCAACTTGACGGAGGCCAGGATAGCTGCCAGCGTATTGCGGTGCAGTGTGGGCGGCATGGTGGTCATGATTCGAAGGCGTCCTCTTCCAACGCATCAATACCTTCGGCCTCTTCGGCTGCAGCTAGCGCCATGGCTTCCAGGTTGTCGCTCACCAGCTTGGATGTCGCGCGGATCCACTCATTGCGTGCGGAGGCAATCACCTGCATGACGGTGGTACGCGCTTCGTCAGGCAGCGTGGGACACGACTTTTTCAAAGCGCCTTCGAGCTGCTCAAAGCGGTCAACTACCGCGCTCGCTGCCTGCCCAAGCACATCAGCTAGCAGACCAATGGGTGCGTAGTCACCGCGGGCAATGTCATTCTTCAGGTCTTGCGCAATGCGCTGGCTGCGGGCCAAAGCTGCCCGCTCCTGCACTAGGTCAAGCCCGCCAACCTCTGAGCCCATGCGGCCGGCTGCCTGGTCCCGCAAGCGCTCACAGTAGGCCACATTCCACTCAATGGCAGTGTCCCCGCGCACAATGGTGCCTTCAGAAATAAGCTGGCTCACACGAGCCTCACTGACCCCGATCATTTCAGCGAAGTCCTGCTGCGAGATCACATGCTCCAATGCCTCAATGACCTTCACTTAACCCCCTTAGCAGACCCATGCAACAGTCCGAAATTGCGGCTCGAATTACC